TTTTTCGTGGCGTATCATGTACTCGATTTTTCTTACGTTCGCGTCCCGTGATTCTCTCTGCATTGGCAACACCTCTTTATAGCCGTTTTGGGCGGCTTTTATTTCGTCCGCGATAGTTTATATTCGCCGCGCATAAAAACCGCCGCTAGATACCTAGAAACGAATTTCAGACATATTTCAGCCGCATCCTTTCGCCCGCATCAGCTTTTCCCATTCAATCGTGCTATTCTCTGCCGCGTCTGTTTCAAACGCCATCATGCACCGCATCGAAGCATTGACAAGATGAGTGTCGGCTTTGTCGCCTTTTAGATATAGCATCAAGTGCCGGATTGCCCGCCATGCGTGTTCTTTCGATGGTATCTCGCGCCATGTCTCGCCCGGATATTTTTCTTGTCCCGCCGTTAATCCTTTCGCGATCTCGTCAAGCCATGCGGGGGAAAGATAGCGATATTCGTTTGGCTCGTGCGCTTGCGGATAGTCTGAATTAACTTCTAAATGCCCCGGCTCGCGCTCAATAGCGTCCTGCAACTGTTTAATCTGTTTGTCTGTCAGTTTCGGCATCCGCAATTCACCGCACCCGTGCGCCTCGGCTTCTGCTCTTGCTTCTATTCTGTCAACTGCATCTTTGTCTATAAAGTCTCTACTCATTTTTGCGCCTCCATTAGTGCCTCGTCTAATTTTAAGTGCATGAGAAGCTCAATCATCTTTGGGGAACAAAAGCAAGCATATTTTGAAAAATCTTTAAGCAACCACGCAAGCGCGGCTTTCGCCTCCGCCTCGGTCAGCGCGTCAATCCGCTCTTTTATTTCCATCGTCAATCCCTCCCGCTACAAAAGTTTTTCCCATTCTTTGATTTCCTTATCTGTGAATCCGTCTATTTCACCGTACTTTAGAAAAGATTGGTCTTCCTCAAGGAATTCGTCGAAAATATCTTCGATTGGTTCCGCCCAACGAACACAATCTCTTTCATTCAGAGATTCTTCCTGTAATCTTTCGACAACAGCTTCAGAGAAGCCCTGTTTCTGTTCTTGCCGCACAATCGCAGCCGGCTTTTCTCCGTCAAAGGTGTCTTTGTGTGTATTGAAAAGATATACTAAATCATCTATGTCAATTTCTGCCTTAATTTTGCCGCCCTCTATACGAAACCGGATTATACTTTCATTGTCCATCGTCATCCCTCCTGTTCCATGCTTCGATTGCCTCCTGCTCTGTCCCGTAAAATCCTCCGTAATAACCACATTTACGGCACATGATAAAAAAAGTTACGTCATGACCTATCAATGTACTTTCAGCATCGACATAATAACTGCCGCACTCTTTACACGGTTTCAATTTCTCGCTCATTCCCGCGCCTCCTTATCTCTTTTATGCTCACTGTCCCATCACCCATTCAAATATTTTTGTTTTACATTTCTCGCTGAAACGTGGAGCATGACAATAATCAATCATTGGACAATCAATGCAGCGCATATAATCCGTAAATCGTACCAATTTTTTTAACGCATTTTTGGCCTCCTGCTCCGTCAACTCGTCAATCCTCTGTTTTATGTCCATTGTCCGCCCTCCTGTTCCAATGCTTTGCCGCATCCTCTAATGTCATATATAACGGAATCATAGCATCACATATACTACAATAGACTGCATAACATTGGATTCCCTTGTCGTAAGAAAAAAACGCCTTACCGCCGCAAAACGGACAGGGATTCAAATCTTCGTCAGTCATCGTCAGCCCTCCTATGCCCTAACGTCATCGCGAATACTGATTTCCGCCCAATCCTCGAAACCATACAGTTTACTTACCACCAAATACGTCACCTGCGAATCATCTCGCCACACAATGCCAGTCAAAGCATCCATAATCGCCTTTGCGTGATTGTCCGCATCGCCTGTGTTCCGACCGACAGGGAGGATGATATTGTTTTCCGCCGCCATGCGTTTCTCCTTTGTGTAGCTTTTGGGAACCTTGTAGGATAGCCGAATGTGGCACATTACCGCGCCGTCAAACATTTTCATGCCGCGCATCTTCTTTTTTGCCGCCGCCGCTACCGCCGCTTTGTATTCCCTGCACCGCTTTGGCGTATAAGTTCCGTGCGCCGTGACGCGCGGCCTCGCCATTGGGACGGGCTTGCCAAACACGGCAAATTCAATCGTCATGTTTCATCCCCCTTGTACGAAGAAATGTTTCCAAGCACCAATCGGACGGACAATCACGCCCAATCTTACAAGCTCCAAAACCGTTTCCGCAATCCATAGCAAAAGGACAATCGCAGTTTCCTTTTTCGTCTTGGTTTTCGTCGCACCACCGCTCAACCGTCAGCGCGGCCTGCACTACTTCTTCACGCGTCATTTCGCCGCCTCCAATTCTTTCAAAACTTCGCGCTCGATATAGATTTCCTCAAAGTCCGGGCGGAACACATCTATTTCCGCAGGCGTTTTCATAACTGCGATTGCCCGTTCCAGCCGCGCCATTATTTCCACATCGTCCATAACTCTCGCAATTGCATAGAACCTACTGAGATAGCCAACTATAGATGCTATATAATATTCTTCCCGCGTCATTTCTTCGCCGCCTTTCGCTTTTTCCTAACCGCTTTTTGTATAACCTTCTGCTTCGCCCTGCCCGCCCTTGACCTACAAGACGGGCAAAGCGTGTTTTTGTCTTTGTCCGCGTCCACTTCCCAAAACGACAGGCAGGACGCGCAACGTCGATTAACTATCATACTTCTACCGCCTTTTTCTTCTTTTCCCGTCGTTCCTTGTCACGAATCCTTTTCTTTTCCCGTTGTATATCGGCCTTTTCCCGGAGCCATGCGTCACGCACTTCTGAAAATGCTACATTTGCAATAATTACAGGAGCCGCCCAACTACAACACTGTTTTCCTTTGATGTGTCCGTAAACACTTTTTATTTCTGCATGAACATTCCACACATGAGCATCGCCGTAATATTTCAGCAATCTGTCGCGTTCCGGGAAAATCTTTCGTATATGCAACATATCACAATCTTGCTCATCACCGAAAACGTCTTCAGATAAATACCGAGGATATTTGCGGTCTGTTGAGTAAATATCATTTACGACGTTAATTTGCACCCATTCAGTCCAACAATGGATTACATCAAGAAATTGCCGTAAGGTTATATACTGGCTATATTCACTCATGCCGCGCCCTCCGCAATCCTCGCAATCTCCTTGTTGCACCTTGCAACAATCGACCGCGCCTCGGTCATGCTTATTTTGCCGTTTTGCCAATCGACAACCGCTTTGTTGCGCTGACGTTCCAACCGCCGCACCGTTTTCTTTTCGGTGTCGTTTAGTCTGTCCGTCCATTTCATTCGGGCAAATCCTCCATTCTTGCGTTCTCCATAACCCCCTGCAAAACGTCCTCGATAAACAACTGCCTGTCACCCGTGAAAATAAGGTTAATCGTTCCAACCTTGCCGCCGCGCTGTTTGCCTATGATAAGTTCCGCGCTTTTGTCGGTATTATCTTTCGTGTAGTACCCGTCTCGGTAAAGCATTAAGACAATATCCGCGTCCTGTTCAATCGTGCCGCTTTCGCGAAGGTCGGACAACTGCGGCCTTTTGTTTGTGCGAATTTCCAACGCCCTTGAAAGCTGACAAAGGCAAATCACGGGCACATTCAATTCCTTTGCAAGACCTTTCAGCCGTTTCGTAATGTCTGATACTTCGTTTGTTCGATTCTCCTTCTTCGTGTCGGTGCCGATAAAATTTAGATGGTCGATAATTACAAGGTCAAGTTTTCCCGCGTATTTCAACCGCCGCGCTTTCGTCGCGATCTGCGATAATGGCATCGCCGGAGTATCGTCAATAAACAATCCCCATTTGTCAACGGTTTCAAAAACCTTTTTTATCTTTTGCCGTTCTTCGTTGGTAATCAGCGCAGGGATATTCGTATGCTCAAAATCTACGTCACCCTCGGCGGCGGCGATCCTTGAAATAAGTTCCCGCTTTGTCATTTCAAGACTAAAGACAGCAACATTTTTCCCGTCACGGCAAGCGGCGCAAGCGAAATTCAACGCAAGCGCGGATTTTCCCATGCTAGGCCGCGCCCCTAAAATAATCAGATTGCCATTCGACCAACCGCCCGTCATGCCGTCAAGTTCTGTCAATCCAGAAGTAATGCCGGGAAAATCGCCAAGAAGCCGCGTTTCTTCATACCATGCTTTCCATTCGTCGATAGTATCGCTTATCCCGTCAACGGTTGCGCCCCTGTTTACGTTCTCAAGCGTATCATTTACGCACTGGACGATACCCGCTACATCGTCACCGTTTAACGCTTTGCCTGTCGCTTCTTCAAATGCCTTGATAGCAGTACGGCGGCGCGAACAATCAAGAATAATCTCGGCGTACTTCTTGCACGTTTGAAAATCTGAAATCGAAAGCGGCTCGTTAATAGACAAGGACGCTATTTCGCTTATGTTTATACTGCCGCCCGCCTTGTCCAGTTCCTTTCGCGTCAGCAAGTCCCGCGTAACGCCTACCATGTCAAGCGGTAAATCATCGTTGGCGGCGATTCGTTGCATACTTGCATATATCAACTGCAAATCGTACTTGTAAAAGTCACGCGGAAAAACAAGGCCGGAAAACTTGAGGACAAACTGCGGGCGCGTGAATAGCAAGCCCAGAAATTTTCTTTCAGCTTGCGGATCGTTGGGAAGATTCGTTACCATTCAGCGCACCCCCATATCTTGCCGCCACTTTTGCCCGTTGCGCTTGCATAGCGGCTTCATACCGTCGGTTGTTTTCTTCTTGCTTTCGTGCTATTTCTTCTGTTGACAAGGTAGGCGTAACAGGCGAAGACTTGTTGTCATAATTCCCTTCAAGGATTTTCATAAAGTTTGCTTGTTTGAAAATCCAATCAATACCGCGTTTTCCCGGCCACTTTCCGTCCCTTCCCGTGATGAAATCGCTGTTTTCTACGGTATCAAGAAAGCTGTCAAGGGCGGATATTGTCTTTAATTCCCGCATCCGTGCGTTGATTGTTTGCCGCCTACTTGGCGTTAGTTCTTTAACCTTCTGCAAAGATGGACAACGTGCATGATAATGTTCGACAACCGTCTTTGCCGTCGCTGTTGTGTCGCCACCCGGCGACAATAACTCTTTAGAGTTATTATTTATAGATTCAAGATTCAAGCTACAAGATTCGGGCGCAGTTTCTTCTAACTTGTTTGATTTTTTTTCTAACTCGTTAGATTTTTTTTCGCACTCGTCATATACTTGTTCAAACTCCGCGCTATTACAAGGATTCGGCGGTATATCGCTTTTCGCTTCTGTCCCGACAATGTGTTGATGTTTTGCAAAATTTGTTATTTCAAGATATGAGCCGCCGTTTACTTTGTACCGTGTTATAAATCCCCTGTTATGAAGTTCTGCCAAAAGCGCGTCAACGTCGCAATCGTCATAAGGCAAAATTGCAACCTTTATCCGCTTTGGCCTGTCCTCGATTCGTCCTTCCCTGTCGGCAATCGTCCATAACCCGGCGAAAAGCAATCTGCCAAGCGGCTCGATCTCGGCAAGTTCTTCATTCGTAAAAAATCCGGGCTTGATATTTCGTGTCCTTGCCATTTATAACACCTCTGTATAATGCACAACTTCATCGTCTGAAAAGTTATCTGCTATTTCAAGCATAAGCCGCTCCGATTCTACTTTTGAAAGCCCATAAGCAATAATTTCTTCTTGCCCGTCATCAAACTTCCCACAAATCAAATACTTTTCGCCATCCTCGGCTCGGGTTAATTGTCGCCGCGCAAATTTCAGATATTTCGTGTTATATATCTTATGTTTCCAAAAAATAATCATTGTTTCACCGCCCTTCTTTAGAAAATTTGTTCCCACTAACTATCACTATTATACACTAACTTTCAGCATATTGCAAGATATTATATATTGGTGTATAATACTAACAGGGGGCGAGAATTATGAAGAAAACTATTTCTGCAAGTTTCAACGAGGAATTTTTGCAACGTGTCAAGGAAGAAGCAGAAAAGGAAAAACGGTCAATCAGTATGATGCTCGAAGTTTTGGCAAGTGAAGCCCTTGACGCAAGGGCAAAGGCGGCGAAATAGCCGCCTATTTTTTTATATTTCATCAAGGTCAATCACATTCGTCAATCCGTCGCGAATAATATCTGCAAGCGTTTCAAGATATTTGTCCGCTTCTTGCCGCGTGTCAAACTGAATCAATTTCGTGGGCTTGCACTCGTTCAGCTGTACGGTCAACCAGTTTCCTTCTTCGATATAGATTGTTTTTAGGTTGGTACAATTCAAAAGTCCGCCATTTATGCCGTGTTGATAAAGCCATAACATTTTCAAGCCCCCTTCATTTTCGCCCCGTAAACCTTCGCGATCTCTTTCGTCATGGTCACGCCTTGAAGATGAAACTTTGCAAGAAAACCTTCTTCGTCTTGATGACAATTTTGGTGATGCTCCCTACATAAGGGGATAACCACCGCGCCCGCTTGGTCTTTCTGCCGCCACTGTAAACCGCCATGCCCTACCCGTGAGCCGTGTAGGTGATGAACGTCAGCCCGTTTTCCACAAACCGCGCAAGCCTTGTGCATTAAACAGGCGTAAACGTATCGTCCAATATCCTCGCATTGTTCATAGAGCGGGATTTTCGAAGGAACGCCGTTTTCAATCATGAACTCGATGAGAAAAGAAATAAACTCTTTGCAGGTCGTGACGCTACAATCCGAAAGGGAAAACATTTCAGATTCAAGCGTTTTTAGATGCTTGACTTTAAATTCAATCTTCATGAGCCGCTTCATTTCTTCCGGCAGATAGCCCGCCCATTCCGCAATTTCAGAAATGAGGCTGTGCGCTTTCTTGCGTTGTTCGGGAGAGATTCGCCGCCCGTCAGCAAATTCCACCAATACTTTGTCGTATTTCCGAAGTATGGCGCGATCTATGGACGGGACGGCGGCGCGGATTGTAACGCCGCCATCTTCCGCAAAATCGGCAATTCGCCCTTGTACTATCTCACTCAAAACGGCACGCCTTCCATATCCTGCTTCGCTTCTGCCTTGCCGCAAAACTCGAAACGGTCAACGATCACATCTGTTGTATAGCGGTTTTCGCCGCTTTCCGTGACATATTTCCCCGTCT